TCAATCAGATAGCAGCGGTTTTTCACGTAGAAGTAAGCGTTTCCGTTGTAGAAGCTCGTGGTGAGCGACACAATCTTCTTGTTCGGGTTGGCTACGTCCATGGACGCATAAACGTTGTCGTTGCTTTTGAAGCAGATGGTGAGTTTCTCGAAGTTCGCCGCCGACTCGTTCAGGGAGATTGCGCCTTGGAAGACGTTGTTGTCGTTGTCGTACAAGGTCACGTAGTTCGATTTGATGTTGGACAACAGGGTTTCGAGCGATGCCACGCGCGCGGTGAGCGCGTTCTGGTCTCCGCCGCCGTAATCGAATTTCGCCAGTACTCTTTCGATGCCTTCGGCCTGTTGCTGAAGAATATCGGGGAGATTCCTTATCGGCTCGTTGTCCTCGGGGTACGGGAAACGGTATTTTTCCGTGGTTCCTACTGTCATGGTTCCTCACCTATTTTCGATACGTAGCGCAAAGCGCCAAGTTTCCAATTGCAGTCAGCGAATGTGGCCGTGCTGGTCATGGCCTTCATCTGGGCGCATGTCGGCGTGCCCGTTTTGGTGTTGACGGCGGGGAAAAGCCGCGCCTTATGCGTCCAGTGGCTTTTGCGGTTGGTCACGTCGTATGTGAGCGTGCCGCCGATTTTCGCCCACGGCCCGTATGTGGCCGGTGCCGAACGCTCGAATTTCGAGCCGATGAACACCAT